CTGATGATAGTGATGTAATGAGTAAATATCGACAAGGAATTGTTTTAGCCACAGCTGGTTTAACACACCGTGATCTTGGTGGGTTTGCTGATATTGCCGTTGGACTGCACTCTATCTCTTGAGGGTTCAACAAACAATATCCCGGAGAAGTTGAGAAATTCTTTTCAGTACCTCCACAAACCAAGCCTGTATCATGGTACTCAAAAATATTGAGCTGACTAGAGACCACCACACAGTGTGAAGAAACCCCCATCTCTTCCGGAAGCGTTTCGGGCAGTAAATCTGTTTCAAAAGAAATACTGTCAACACTGGCATCCTCCACAATTGCTGGTTTTGTTGCTTATGCCACAAAAACTGCTAAGGGTGAAGACTTTATACTTCGCGAGTTCCCTAGGGATTTAGCACCAATTTTGCCATTAGGTGAACCACCCAAAAACGTCTCTAACGTTGAAATTTATCCTGTGGAATATAATGGCAAACCTTGGTATGAAGATGATGATGTGGATGAACGTGATTTTTATTATTCATGCGAGCCATACAAAACAGTCTGGACCCCGGCACATAATGGCATCAACATTGCCACAGCAATAGCCGCACGACCTTTCAAGAATATTGGCACAGCAACACCTCAGACTCCTTTACCTGATGATGCCTTGGCGACAAGCATTGTTGATGAACTCCTAAATGTGTTTGATCAAGAGATGTACATCGACGTTGCTGATTATTTGCGCCACCGCAGGCAAGCTGGTCATCAAGATGTTGATAATGCTATGCATATAGCAGATTATTTGACTTATGATGAGCCACATAATGAAGCTTGCTGATATTACTTGGAAAGTAAGACTTCACCACCTAAACGCGTTACAATGCGAATGAAAACTGGCGAAAAGTTTTTCAAACCAGATTTCAAACCACGTATGTATTGCGTTTTTGATATTGAGCATACTCTACTAACTGGACCTATTTGGCACGCAGCATCTAAGGTTGCTAAGACTATACCTTCTTACGCCTCAGATTGTTCGCATCCAAAAATGGTTGAACGAATTAATAGTGTTTGTGATGATCTCCGCGATCTCAATGGAATTACTACTGATATAGCATGACTTGGTAATGATGGTTCTGGTTATGAAGGTACTCAACATACTTATATTAAGTACTTTGTTGACAACCGCGTAGCAGATACCATAGAAAGGAATTGCGTTTGGGCAGATGACCGCTTTTCTGATTCATGGTCTTACCACCAAGCAGAGATCTTTAATATGATCCGCCAGCAGAAAGCTGAGGTTATTGTTAAAGGTCCTGATAACCAAATTCTTATGTCATGGTCTATTAACGGTACAACATTTTCCGGAGAAACGAGCACTACTGTTTGAAACACCCTAAGGTCTATTTTATATGCAGCTTATTGAATCATCAAATCAGGATATAACGCTTATGGTTTCGATGAACGATATCCAGGGAAACATTACATTGCCTGTATATGCAAGGGTGATGATCAACTTTACCTAGGACCGCGTGAAGCTTTGACTGAGATGATAGAAGTTGGTGTCCCTCACGTGTACCGCACGCCTGAAGATCCACCTAATCAATTCAATCAGATTAGTAAAGGGATGAATTGGGGTTGGGAATTTCTGTCAACAGCCGGATCATTTGAAGATGGTATACTACTCTTCATGACTAGGCACTACCTCAGATACTCTTTAGGAGCTTTAAC